CCAAGATCAGTTATATTGTAGATAGTATACTTGAAACTTACGTCTGCTGTAAAGTATGAAACGTCAGTTGCTGTTGCATCGAACGTAAGTGTTCCTAATGAATATGGAAATAAATCTTTAAACACTACTTGAAAATTTGGAATTTTGCTACTCGTCAATACTTGCAGAGTTCCATCGGAATATATGTTTTGTCTATCTTGCACATAATTGCCTTGAATTATACCTTGATTTTGTAAGTCTGCAAACTGCTGTAAACTTTCCGGATATCCGAGACCACGAATCCAATTTTGAATTTCCATATAATTCTCAAGATTTTCATCAACTAAAAATCTTAAATTTAAATCACCAAAAACTATTTTATCTCCTGGAACATCAATATCTTTCAAATATGAAGTTTGTACTGCAACGCCAAGATTTAAATCTGGAATATTTGCCTCATTGCAAAAAAATGCAACCTTGGGACTTCTTTTTAATGTAAATTTAAATCCTGTAGGAGATAAAAAATTTCTATTCTCAATCTGAGTTGCCATTGTTTTTTTAAATATTTAGATAAAAAAACCCCCCTCTAGACCATAGAGGGGGGAATATAATCACTGCACAATTTCACAATAATAACCACATTCAACATTACTACCAACAATTCTTTGGGATTTTGTTGTTTTATACTTTATCCCGTATTCTCTTAAAGCTTTAGTTGGAATTCCTGGACGACCTTTATCATTATTGAATTGATCTTTGGTCACTTGAACAAAAAAACCTCCACTTTTGCGAACTTCTGGATCAAACCAAGGATATTGATAGGTTCCTCCTCCACTGCGTTTGGAATAAGGCACAATCTCTGATTTGGGGCAAATTACAAATTTATTTTGAGTGGGTTTGATGTTGAAAATTTCGTCTAACATTGTAAAAAACTGAGCGGGTATGCCCAAATTATAGACCCTTTTAGAAAGCGTGTCAACATAAAAAAGGGACCCTTTTGGGGTCCCTTGAAAAATTGTGAGAAAGACTCACATGAGGTTTTTGACAGCAACACGTCTGTAGTAACGGTTTGCGTCAACTTGCAATCTGCCAAGACCCTGAGTGGTTCCTTCTGCAAATGGGTTAGCAACGAGACCATAACGGGTCTTGAAGCCAATTTTTGGTTGGAAGGAGTTCTCACCAACGGCACGAACCATTTGGAGAGGAACATAAGGGCAGTAGAACAGACCTGCATCATAAGGGGAAGAACCCTTATAACCAACAACGTAGTACTGGTTTCCAGGAGTCGTGTTGGAAGAGGTCAGGTTAGCAGAATATGGGTCAATATATACACGGAATTTGCCCATCAGAGTACCAGCAAAGGTGTTGCCAGTATCATCAACGTTCAGATTAGCGTTGAGTGCAGGGGTGTAGTCAAGAACACCAGCCATGGTCAGTGCTGAAGCAACGTCAGCAGAGCACATGATGATGTTGCCCTTTCCGCGACGAGTTCTTTGTGCGATTGCGTTAGCATCACGCTCGATTTGGAACAGGAGACCCTTGAACTTCTCAACTGACCAACGACCATTGGAGTCAACGTCGAGGTCGAATACACCAGCAGTAGCGGTATTCTGAACAGCACCTTGCTCAGCAACCTTGTAGATGGTTCTGATAACTTCGCGGTTGATTTCAGCAAGAATCTCAGTTGAGAGAATGTTTGCCAATTCCGCTTCAGCATTCAGACCATGGATTGCCTTGAGGTCTTGTGCGAGTTCTAATGAGTACTCAGCTTTCAGAGCGCGTGACTTCGCAGTAACGGTAACTTTCTCGATTGAGAAAGCCATTTCATTGAAGTAGTTGCCTGCTGCATCGCCAAGAGCTTCTGCATCACCAGTTGGCATACCTTGACCAACGTTATATGCAGTCTGGTCTCCAGCACCACCAACAGGGTTGAGAACTGAAGGGTTAGTACCTCTTTGTGGTCCAGTTGTACCAAGACCAGCATTGGTGCTACCAAATCCAGCAATATTGAATCCAGCATCCTGACCTGAGAATGAAGAATCAACTTCATTGTAGAATGCTTCAGTTCCGCTTTGGTTGCTATAGCGTGAACGCATTGCGAAGATGAGTCCAGTAGGACCGCTCATTGGTTGAACGCCAGCGAGGTCATAAGCGACCAAGTTAGGCATTGAACGTCTGATCAATGAGATCAGAACTGGATCGAAACCAGCGGTAGGACCAGCAGCAGTGGCGCTACCACCGAATGCACCACCAACACCAGCAGCATTGCCTGAGTTGGTTGGGGATTCCATGAGCATACTCATGGATCCACCGTCGAAAGCAGATTGCTCTCTTAAGAATTTTTCTTGATTTTCGAGCAGGACAGCGGTTACAGCCTTACGATGGGAATCTTTGATTGGATCAAGACCCTCATAGTTGAGGAGTGGAGCCCACTTTTCCTGCAGATGCTCTGATTGGAACATTTGCGTTTACCTTTTGTAGTGTGATTGTTTGCGTTTGAATTATATTAAATTCAATTATTTGCTGAATGCTGAAAGAGTTTTCAGATAAGCAGCCATTGAACCTGAGACAGACTCAGGAGCGCCAGTTACTCCTTCTGAAAGAGTATCAGATTTAGCAGATGGAGAAACTCCTTTTGATGGGAAATATGATTCCCTCAATGTCTCCAATTTTTCACGATAATTATCTTCACTTTCAAACTCAACACTTTCGGCAAGTGAAGCGAGCTTGTCTTTCTGAGTAAGTGCAAGACCCTCAGAAACTTGATCTAAGATTCCATCAGCAACCGACTCTGCGAGACGCTTGTTAAGGGAAACATTTTTCTCAATTTGCTCGTTGAGTTTTGTCTCCATGTCATCAAGTTTTTCTACCATGCTCTCTAATACATCATATTTATCTTCAGGGATTGTTACATAATGTTCTTCAAAAAGACCCTTCATTCCTTGAAGGAATGATTCAGTCATTTCGGTCTTAAGACCGCCTTCAATGACGAGTGCGTTTTCAGCAAACCACTCATCAGAAACATACTCAAGGTATGAATCTACACGCTCTGAAAGTTCGGATTTGATTTCCTCTACTTCTTCAGCAAGAGCAGTAGCATACTGTTCTTCAAGAGTTTCTTTGATTTCATAAACTTTTGATCTCAGAGCAGCTTCAAAAATTGTACGTGCCTTTTCTTGAAACTCTTCGGAGAGTTCTTCGCCAGAAAGAAGAGCATTGACATCTTCTTCAATATCAAATCCTTCGTCTAAATCTTCTTCATCATCATCTTCCTCATCATCATCTTCTTCTTCTTTCTTAGAAGATTTTTTCTTACCTTTACCAGACTCACCTTCTTCCTCATCATCTTCTTCTTCGTCTGCTTCCTCTTCCTCTTTTTTAGCAGCTTCAAGAAGAGCTTCATCTTCATCATAATCAGCGTCTTCTTTCTTAAGACCTTTCATAGCATCAGCACCTTGAGCACCTTTATTTACAACATCTCTAACTTGCTTGAGTGTTGCTCCAGGTGTTTTTAACTTTGCCGAATCGTCATCGGAACGATAATTAGAAGGATCAGGACCTCCCAAATCTTCCCAACTTGCAGTTTGTCCATCAGGAATATTTCCTGACAACTTTGGCATTGCATCCGCTGCTTTTGCATTAGCATTAACTGCGGTTTTGGATTGCTTTGTGCCTACTTCCATTTCTTGTAAATCTCCACGAGACATTTGAACTCTCCGTTTAACCTTAGGTTATAAACTATATTTATTTATAATCTAATAAATTACACTAATTATAATGAATTCAGAAAATCATTAAACAATTCAATTTTATGCTCTTCCAGACGCCTTTGGTCTACAAGAGTATTGATTCTTCTTTGTGTTGCCTGTGCTACTTTTTCCCTTAACATTCCGCCATCCCATACCCATTCTTTTCCTTCCATAATTCCATGAACAAAAGCATCAGGTGCAGAGGGATCGGCAACAATATCAGCAGCAGTTGCAAGCATAAAATCTTCACCAACTTCATTATATCCTTCACGAGTTGGTCTTACTGAACCAATACCACGAGAGGAAACGCCAAGAGTTACTCCAGAATTCAAAAGAGATTCTGCAATTTTTCCCATCGGAGTAGGGAGAATTTGTGCCTTACCAATAAAATCATTTCCTCTTTGAACAAGTTCAACAATTTTATGTGAAACTCTATCAAGATTTACAGTAGGTCCATCAGGGTGTCCAAGTTCTCCAAGAGCACGTCCTTTATTTACATACTGCTCAGTATATCTTTTAACTTCCCTTTCCATTACTGGAAGACGATATAATCTATTATTTCGATTTGGTTGTTCCGTTTGAAGGAAGGGGCCTTGAATAAAGAGAGTTTTTTTACCGTTTACGCTTTCGGTAATAACTTCTACTGATTCAATTTCTTCGGTAATAAGTTTCATTATGCTTGGTTGGTAATTTGTACTTGTTGATAATAAAGTGTTCCA